CACGCGAGGCGCGGCAAATGGGTCCGCGCCGAACCCGTCGCTGCGCTTCATGCGAGGGGCAAGGTCCGCCACGCGGCGGGGCTGACGGCGCTGGAAGACGAGATGTGCGGGTTCGGCGTGGACGGGCGGGCGGATGGACACTCACCGGACCGGGTGGATGCGCTGGTGTGGGCGGTGACGGAGCTGATGGGGGTGGGTGGGCCGCGGGTCCGAGGATGGTGAGTTCGATCACAAGGCCGTCAGAACGGAACTCACGGCTTGGTGAGGGGTTCGAGTCCCATCACCCTCGGAGATCGATCCATGACGAAAGTTACGAGCCGCGTCGCGCTGATGGCGGTTGTCAGCCTGCTGACAGTCGTGCCGCCGGCATTTGCAGCCGGTATGCCCGGCAATAACAACAATGGCGCCGGCGCGTCGATGGCGCTCGACTGCTCGCTGCCCGCCAATCTCCATAACCCGCTCTGTGCGCCGTCCGGGCCGCAGGGCCCGAATGGGAACAAGGGTCCGATGGGCAACAACGGCCCGAATGGGAACAATGGTCCCATGGGCAACAACAATGGCCCGCATGGCGGCCCACCGCCCGGCTACAAGGGTCCGCCCTCGGGCACGTTCAACTTCAACCAGCAGGATCGCGGCTATTTTGATCAGCGGTTCCGTGGCTACAATTTCGGGAACTTCGGCTTCTTTGCGACGCTGCCGTTCTCGATCGCGATCGGCACGCTGTTGCCGCATACGTATCACTCGCATCTGCGGCCGGTGCCGTACAATGTCTACCACTACTACCCGTGGTTCCGCGGCTACCTCTACTTCGTCGATCGCTCCGGCGACTTCGTGATCGTGAGCCCGCGCACCTACAAGATCGTCGCCGTCCTCTAAGTCGCGACGACATCTTCAGCCTTCGAAAGCCCGCCCTCACCGGCGGGCTTTTTCGTGTCCGCCGTTCAGTGGCCCTGTCCTCCAAGGAGCAGCATGCCCAATTTCCTGACCCGCCTCCTCGGCGGCGCGCCGGTCGAGCCCGGCCGGCCAACCGAGACCAAAACGCTCAAAATGCTCACGTCGATCCGCGACATCGCCGAGGCCCGCTGGACGTCCCGTAGCTTTGCCGCCCTAGCGCAGCAGGGCTTCGCGTGTAACCCGGTGGTCAATCGCTGCGTCCGGCTGATTGCCGAGAGCGCCAATCGTGTGCCGCTCATCGCGGTGGAGAATGGGAAGCGGCTCAGCGACCATCCTATGCTGGCGCTGCTCAGGCGGCCGAACCAGCATCAGTCGGGCAGCGAGCTGTTCGAGGCGGTCTACGCCTATCTGCAGACCGCAGGGAACGCCTATCTCAGCGCCGGCGTCGCGGATGGCGAGGTCAAAGGCCTCTACTGCCTGCGGCCAGACCGCGTGCAGGTGGTGCCGGGCAGCGATGGCTGGCCGGTGAGTTACACCTACAGCCCGGGCGGCAGGATCACGACCTTCCGCCAGGACGCAACGCCGGTCGCGGGCGTGCTGCACATGGCGCTGTTTCATCCGCTCGACGATTACTACGGGCTCAGCCCGCTGGAGGCGGCGCAGCAGAGCCTCGATCTTCACAACGCCGCGGCGCGCTGGAACAAGGCGCTGCTCGACAATTCGGCGCGGCCCTCTGGAGCGCTGGTCTATTCGGCCGGCGCCGGGCACCTGACCGACGACCAGTTCAAGCGGCTGAAGGAGGAGCTCGAGGGCGCCTTCCAGGGATCGGCGAACGCCGGCCGGCCGATGGTGCTCGAGGGCGGGCTCGACTGGAAGTCGATGGCCATCAGCCCCAAGGACATGGACTTCATCGAAGCCAAGCACGCCGCGGCGCGCGAGATCGCGCTGGCCTTCGGCGTGCCCCCGATGCTGCTCGGCATTCCGGGCGACAACACCTACTCTAATCTCGCCGAGGCCAATCGCAGCTTCTGGCGCCAGACCATCGTGCCGCTGGTGCTGCGCGTGACCGACGATCTGAGCTTCTGGCTGGCGCCAGGGTTCGGCGGCGAGGTGCAGATCGCGCCGGACTTCGACGACGTCGAGGCGCTGGCCGAAGACCAGGCGAGCCGCTGGTCGCGCATCGGCAATGCGACGTTCCTCAGCGACGAGGAGAAGCGGCAGATGCTGGGGGTGGCGAGTGGATGATCTGACCCGCACCATCGCCGAGCGCGGCGACCTGGCGCATCTCGCGCTCTTCCTGTGGGCAAGCGGGGCGAGCGGGCTGCTCGTCTGGTGCCTGCGCGAGCTCGCGGCGGCAAACCGGCGCTTCGAGGACTTCGTCAAGGAAATCGCCGCGCTCAACCGGTTGTTCAACCGCAAGGACTGACGTCATGCCGACCAAGACTGAGGCCGTCGAGGTCTTCAGGCAGTTTGCCTGGAGCCTCGCGGGGAAACTGGCTGCGCCGGATCCGGCGGCGCGGCGCGAGGGACGGCGTCGAGCCAAGCCATCTACGCGTCCAGCCAAGGGCCAGCGCTGATGGACACCATACCGATCGATGCCGAGGGGCGCTTTGCGGGCTATGCGAGCGTCTTCGGCAAGGCCGATGAGAGCGGCGACGTCGTCATGCCGCGCGCCTTCCGCAAGTCGCTGGGTTTGCGCGGCAAGCATCGGATCAAAATGCTGTTCCAGCACGATCCAAAGGATCCGGTGGGCACCTGGGACACCATCCGCGAAGATGGCTTCGGCCTCTGGGTCGAGGGGCGGCTGGTGCCGGAGGTGCCACGTGCCGATGCCCTGCGCCGGCTGATTGCGCGCGGCGCGGTGGATGGGCTGTCGATCGGCTTCCGCACGGTGAAGTCGACCCGGCAGGCCAAGACCGGTCACCGCCAGCTGTGGGAGATCGATTTGTGGGAAATCTCCATCGTCACGTTTCCGATGATGGACCTCGCCCGGATTTCTCCGGGCAAACCGCCGGCAGCGAGCCGGCTCGAACGGTCGCTCGAAGCGGCCATGTCCGTTTTCAAAAACTGAGGACCCCAATGACTGAAGCGACCACCGGCCTTGAAAACAAGGCCAATAGCGGCGTCGACGCGCTGTTCGGCGAGTTCATGACCGCCTTCGAGGACTTCAAGCGCACCAATGATACGCGGCTCACCGAGCTCGAAAAGCGCGGCTCGGCGGATGCGCTAACGGAGGACAAGGTCAACCGGCTGAACCAGGCGCTCGACAGCGCCAAGGCGGCGATCGACCGGCAAAGCCTCGAACGCGCCCGGCCACGGCTCGAGGGCGGCCGCCCCGGCGCTGTCGACGAATACAAGGAAGCCTTTGCCGCCTATGTGAAGCGCGGCGAGGAGAAGGCGCTGTCGGTCGGCTCGGGTTCCGATGGTGGGTATCTCGTGCCGGTCGAGACCGACACTGCGATCACCGACCTGATGACCGCGCTGTCGCCGATCCGCGCCATCGCAAGCGTGCGGCAGGTGTCGAGTGCGGTGTTCAAGAAGCCGGTGGCAATCACCGGGCCGGCCACGGGCTGGGTGGCCGAGACGGCGAGCCGGACCGAGACCGACAGCCAGACCATCAACCTCCTGAGCTTTCCGACGGCCGAGCTCTACGCCATGCCGGCGGCGACGGCGCAGTTCCTCGACGATGCGGCGGTGGACGTCAACCAGTGGATCGCCGACGAAGTCAACGCCGCCTTCGCCGTGCAGGAGGGGACTGCGTTCGTCACCGGCGACGGCAGCAACAAGCCCAAGGGCTTCCTGCATGATGTGGTGGCGGACGGCTCGTGGGCCTGGGGCAGCCTCGGTTACCTCAAGACCGGCGTTTCCGGCGACTTCGCCGCCAGCAACAAGAGCGACGTTCTGCTCGACCTGGTCTACGCGCTCAAGGCCGGCTACCGGCAGAACGCCAACTGGGTGATGAACCGCAAGACGCAAGCCGCGATCCGCAAGCTCAAGGACGATAGCGGCAACTACATCTGGCAGCCGGCCGCAACCGCCGACGGCAACGCAACGCTGATGGGTTTCCCGTTGGTCGAAGCCGAGGACATGCCCGATATCGGCGCGGACTCGCTGTCGATCGCCTTCGGCGACTTCAAGCGCGGCTATCTCGTCGTCGACCGACTCGGCGTCAACGTGCTGCGCGACCCCTACAGCGCCAAGCCCTACGTGCTGTTCTACACGACCAAGCGCGTCGGCGGCGGCGTGCAGAATTACGAAGCGATCAAGCTGCTGAAATTCGGCACCGCGTAAGCGGCAGCCGAAGAGGCGAATAGCGAGGTAGCGAGCAGCGAATGGGGAGCCCCTCCCGCCCTGTCGCGACCGCTCCTCGCTATTCGCTAGTCCCTACTCGCTCCTTCACGGAGACTTCCATGACCTCGACCCTCATCGCCGGACCCGGCGAGGAGCCGGTGGCGCTTGCCGACGCGAAAGCCTGGTGCCGGATCGACTCGACCGACGACGACGCGCTGGTCGGGGCGCTGATCGCGGCCGCCCGGCTGCAGGTCGAGAGCGCCACGGGCCGCGCCCTCGTCACGCAAAGCTGGCGGCTGACGCTGCCGCACGCCCCGCGGCTGGTCGTGCTGCCGGTGGCACCGGTGCAGTCGCTGACGAGCGCGCCGGACGACGCGCTGCTGCAGGGCGACACTGTGCTCCTTGTCGGGCCGGTCGACGATCTGACCATCGACTATGTCGCCGGCTACGGCGACACGAGCGCCGTGCCCGGCGATCTCAAACAGGCGGTTCTCGTGCTGGTCGCCTATTGGTACGAGCACCGCGACACGGCGAGCGGTGTGACGCCGGTGGGCTTCGACCGGCTGGTCGCGCCTTATGTGCGGGTGCGGTTGTGAGCGATGCGCTTCCGCCGATCGGCACGCTCACCGACCGCGTGCAGCTCAAGACCCGCACGATGACGAACGAAGACGAGGGGGGCGAGATCGCGATGTTCACGCCCCTCGGGACGGTTTGGGCGCGGGTGCGCGCGCTGAGCGCGCGACAGATCGCCGAGGGCGAGGCGAGGGGGACGACGCTCACGCATTCGGTTGTGCTGCGTTATCGCAGCGACTTCGGACCCGGCGATCGCGTGACCTATCGCGGCCGCGACCTCGATGTGGTGTCCACCGCCGATCTCAATGGCGGCAAGGCTTATCTCAGTTGCCAGTGCAGCGAACGGGCGGTAACGGGATGACGCATCCGATCCTCGCCTTGCAGGCGACGCTCGTCGCCGCGCTTCGTGCTGACACCGAGCTTGCGGCCCTCGCGCCGGTGTTCGACGCTCCACCCAAGGGCAGCATGCCACCCTATGTCACGATCGCGCGGCACGATGTGCTCGCGAACGATGGCGACACGACGCCCGGCTACGAGCACCGCGTGATCCTTCACGCCTGGGCGGCGGATGCGAGCCGCAAGGCAGCTGTGGCGATGGCCGAGCGCATCATGATGGTGGCGACGAGCGCGACGCTCGGCAGCGACACGCTCACGGTGACGCTGGCGCGCCACAATCGCACCGACACCATCATCGACCAGGCAACCGGCCGAGCGCGGGCCGCGGTTGCACTGACGTTCTACTCCGAACCTTCAGCATAGGACATATCATGGCAGCCCAAAGCGGCAAGGACATGCTGGTGAAGCTCGACCAGACGGGAAGCGGCAGCTTCCTGACCGTCGCAGGCCTCCGCACGCGCTCGCTGAGCTTCAATGCGGCGAGCGTCGACATCACCGACGCCGAGAGCGCCGGGCAGTGGCGCGAGCTGCTCGCCGGCGGCGGCATCAAGCGCGCTTCGGTGAGCGGGACGGGCGTCTTCAAGGATCAGACATCGGATGCGCAGATCCGCGGGCTGTTCTTCGACGGCACGGTCCGCGACTGGCAGCTGATCCTGCCGGATTTCGGCACGGTGCAGGGGGCGTTTCAGATCACCGCGCTCGAGTTCTCGGGCGACCACACCGGCGAGGTGACGTTCAACATCGCGCTGGAAAGCGCAGGCGAGCTGACGTTCACGGCGATCTGACCGTTCTGAATGAGCACGGCGTGATGAAGTCGTCCGCGCAAGAGCCGCACGACCCCCACCCCCAGCCCCTCCCCTCAAGGGGGAGGGGAGCGAGGGTTCCGCGGCGTTGGCTCGGGCCCTGGCCGCCCCCTTCTCGGATCAATCAGTCGGGCCTCCCTCCCCCTTGAGGGGAGGGACGGGTGGGGGTGGTTCAGTCAGCACCGCCGGAGCCTTCCTGATCGGCAGGACCAGCTGACTTCAACTCATTGGGAGAGACAGATGCCCAACATCCATCGCGGGGAAATCGCGGCCATGATTGGCGGCGAGGAGTGGACGCTGTGCCTGACACTCGGCGCGCTGGCTGAGCTCGAGGCGCGGCTCAACGCTGGCGATCTCGGCGGCCTGAGCGAGCGATTTGCCGGGGGCCGAGTATCCGCGCGCGACCTGACGACGATCCTTGGCGCAGGCCTGCGCGGCGGCGGCAACGCCATCACCGACGACGACCTCGCGCGCATGTCGATCGAGGGCGGCCTCAAGGGCGCGGCAGAGATCGCGGCGCGGCTGTTGCGCGCGACCTTCGGAGGAGACGCATGACGCCGTTTCCCTGGCGTGACGCGATGCAGCTCGGCTTCGGCGTGCTGCGACTCTCGAGCGCTGAGTTCTGGGGGCTGACCCCGCGCGAACTAGCGGCCGCCTTCGCCGCACGGAGCGGCCGACGTCCTCAGGCGCCGGCTCGCGGCGATTTCGAACGCATGATGGAGCGCTTCCCCGATGGCCAATAGCCAGAGCGATATACTGCCCGACGGCCTCTCTGACGTGTCGGACGAATTGAAGCGCGTCGGCGATCTCGCCGACAGCGTCGGCCGTTCGCTTAGCAATGCCCTGAGGGGCGCGGTGACGGACGGCAAGTCGCTGAAGACCGTATTGGGCGATGTGGCAAGCGCCTTTGCCGACATCGCGCTGCGTGCAGCGCTGAAGCCGGTCGGTGACCTGATCTCGGGCGCCGTCAACGGACTGTTCCAGGCGCTCGATCCGTCGCTGGGCGGCGTAACGGCCTTCGCCAATGGTGGTGTGGTCGCGGCGCCGAGCTATTTCCCGACCGGCAGCGGCCTGGCGCTCGCCGGCGAGGCGGGTCCGGAGGCAATCCTACCGCTCAGCCGCGGCAGCGACGGCAAGCTCGGTGTCGCGAGCGCGGGCGGCGCTGTGACCGTCAACTTCAATGTGACGGCGAGCGACGCGCGCAGCTTCACAGTCTCGGAGGCCGAGGTCAGCGCGATGCTGCTGCGGGCGGTCAAACGCGGGACGAGGGCGAGCTGATGGCCTTTCATGCGGTACGATTTCCGCTCGACGTCGCGCTCGGCGCGCGCGGTGGGCCAGAGCGGATGACCGATATCGTGACGCTGAGCTCGGGCCGCGAGGAGCGCAACTCGCGCTGGGCCAGTTCGCGGCACCTTTACAACGCCGGCTACGGCGTCAAGTCGCGCGCCGACATGCAGGCGGTGCTGGCCTTCTTCGAGGAGCGGCGCGGGCGCTTCCATTCTTTCCTCTGGCGCGACGCCCTCGACCATTCGAGCAATGGCGGCGACGGCACACCGACGCCGCTCGACCAGGCGATCGGAGTGGGCGACGGAACCACGACGACATTCCAGCTGACCAAGATCTATGGCGCCAGTTTCGATCCATATCTGCGGGCGATCACCAAGCCGGTGGCGGGCAGCGTCCGCGTCGCGATCGGCGGCACCGAGGCCACGAGCGGTTGGAGCGTCGACACGCTGACCGGGCTCGTTACCTTTGCGAGCGCGCCGGCCGCCGCCGCAGCGATCACCGCGGGGTTCTTGTTTGACGTGCCCGTGCGCTTCGACATCGACCGGCTCGATATCGAACTGACCACGTTCGACGCCGCCAACGCCCCCTCCATCCCGCTTGTCGAGGTGCGCGAATGAGAAGCTTCGATCCGGGCTTTGCCGCGCATATCGCGACGGGCGCGACGACGCTTGCGAGCTGCTGGACCATCACGCGTGGTGACGGCGTCGTCCTCGGCTTCACCGACCACGACGAAACGCTGAGCTTTGGGGGGCAGGACTACATCCCCGCCAATGGCCTCGACGGGAGCGGGCAGTCACAAGCGCTGGGAGCGCAGATCGACACCTCCGAAGTGACCGGCGTCCTCTCCTCCGACGCGATCGACGAGGACGACATCCTGCTCGGGCGCTATGACGGCGCAACGGTCGAGACCTGGCGCGTCAACTGGCGCGACGTCTCGCAGCGGGCGCTGCTCAGCCGTACGACGATCGGCGAGATCACGCGCGAGGATGGAGCGTTCCGGGCCGAGCTGCGGTCGGGGCAGCAGGCGCTGAACCAGGTGCGCGGACGGATCTATTCCTCGTTCTGCGACGCAACGTTGGGTGATACGCGCTGTGGTATCGACCTCAGCAATCCGCTCTACTCGGCGACCGCGACGGTTACCGGCGTTCGCGATCGCAACCGGGTGGTGGTGAGCGGCCTCGCGGCGTTCGATGTCGGCTGGTTCACTCTGGGCAGGGCGAGCTGGACCTCCGGCGCGCGTGATGGGCTCAAGGACCCAATCCTCGCGCATTCGCGCGAAGGGACCGCCGATATCCTGACGTTCTCGGCGCCGGTCGGTGACCGCGTGGTCATCGGCGACACGGTAACGGTCTCGGCGGGCTGCGACCGGCAGTTCTCGACTTGCCGCGACCGCTTCGCCAACGTCGCCGACTTCCGCGGCTTCCCGCACATCCCCGGCAACGACTTCGTGCTGAGTTATCCGCGAAGCGGCGACCCGCTCGATGGAGCGCCGCTGTTCACATGAAGCGCGTGGAGATTGTGAATGCCGCGCGCGCGTGGATCGGCACGCCGTATCGGCACCAGGCGGCGACGCTGGGGGCCGGCTGCGATTGCCTCGGGCTGGTGCGTGGCGTCTGGCGCCAGCTTTATGGTGAGGACCCGCCGGTGATGCCAAATTATCGCGCCGACTGGCGCGACGGACGTCACGCGGGAGACCTGCTGAGCGCGGCGGACCGCTATCTCGTGCGCTCGGCCGCAGGGCCGATGGCCGGCCAGGTGCTGCTGTTCCGCCTTGGTCGGTCGAGCCTGCCGCGCCATTGCGCCATCGCGGTGGCCGCCGATCGCTTCGTTCACGCGCAGGAGGGGCTGGGCGTGGTTGAGGCAAATCTCTCGGACGGCTGGCGCCGACGGATCGCCGGCATCTATGACTTTCCCGGAGTCGCATTCTAGATGGCTACCCTCGCACTCTCGCTCGCCGGCCAAGTGGTCGGCGGCGCCGTCGGCGGCCCGATCGGCGCGACCATCGGGCGGGCGCTCGGCGCGCTGGCCGGCAACGCGATCGACAGTTCGCTCTTCGGCGACAAGCCGCATCCAGCGGGCTCTGATGTTAGGGTGCAAGGCTCGAGCGAAGGCGTGCCGATCCCGCGGCTCTACGGCTGGGACCGGCTGAGCGGCAACATCATCTGGGCGACCCAGCTGGAGCAGCTGGGGGGATCCTCGAGCGGGTCCAAGGGCACGCAGGGCGCGTCGGACCCGGGGATTGCCGCCAACTTCGCGGTGGCCTTCTGCGAGGGCGAGGTGGCGCGCCTCGGTCGCGTCTGGGCCGACGGCAATCCGCTCGATACCAGCGGCCTCACCATGCGCTTCTACCGTGGCACCGAGACGCAGACCGCCGACAGCCTGATCGAGGCCAAGCAGACCGACGCGCCGGCCTATCGCGGGCTCTGCTACATCGTCTTCGAACGGCTGCCGCTGGCGCCATTCGGCAACCGCATTCCCAACATTTCCGTCGAGCTCTGCCGGGTGGTGGGCGACCTCGAGCCGGCGATCACCTCGGTGACGGTGATACCGGGCGCGACCGAATTCGGCTACGACCCGTCCCCACGCGTGCAACTGCTCGGCCGCGGCGTCACCGCGCCCGAAACGACGCATCAAAGCGCGACCGTCTCCGACTGGACGCTGTCGATCGACGAGCTGACGGCGCTTTGCCCCAACCTCACCAACGTCTCGCTCGTCGTCGCCTGGTTCGGCAACGACCTCCGCTGCGGCAGCTGCACGATCGAGCCGAAGGTCGAGGCTTCCGACCGCACGATCAAGGGCACGAGCTGGAGCGTCGCCGGGATCGACCGGGGCTCGGCGGAGGTGGTGACGACCCACGATGGCGGCCCGGCCTATGGCGGCACGCCCTCAGACAACTCCGTGCTCGCGGCGATCGCCGACCTAAAGGCCCGCGGCCTTCGGGTTACACTCTACCCGATCGTGCTGATGGACATTGCGGAGGGCAATCCGCTGGGCCAGCCCGCCTATCCGTGGCGCGGGCGAATCGCGTGCCTGCCAGCGTCGCAGGGAACGAGCGCGGCGACGACGGAGGTTGCGGCGTTCACGACGGCCTATCGGAACTTCATTCTGCATTACGCCCAGCTCGCGGTCGACGCCGGGGGCGTGGACGCGATCCTGCTCGGTTCCGAAATGCGCGGCATGACGACGACGCAGGGGCCGGCCAACAGCTTCCCGTTTGTCGACGCCCTTGTGACGCTGGCAGCCGACGTTCGTGCGCTGGTCGGATCCGGCTGCAAGATCACCTATGGCGCGGACTGGAGTGAATATTCCGGCGTGCAGGGCTGGGGCGGCGCGAAGCTCTTTCATCTCGATCCGCTCTGGGCGTCGACCAACGTCGATGCGATCGGCATCGACAATTACATGCCGATGGCCGACTGGCGCGACGGCGCCGAAGGTCCCGATGCGGCGGGCTGGGACGGACCGTATGCGGAGGACTATCTCAAGGCCAACATTGCCGGCGGCGAGGGCTTCGACTGGTACTACGCCAGCGATGCGGACCGGCTGGCCGGAACCCGCACGCCGATCACCGACGGAGCCTACAGCGAGCCGTGGGTCTGGCGGTTCAAGGACCTCGTCAGCTGGTGGAGCAACGCCCATCACGATCGCCCGGCGGGCGTGCGCTCGGCGAGCCCGACGGCGTGGACCGCGAAGCTGAAGCCGATCTGGTTCACCGAGCTGGGGTGCGGTGCGGTCGACAAGGGTGCCAACCAGCCCAACATCTTCGTCGACCCCAAGAGCAGCGAAAGCGGCGCTCCGTATTTCTCGACTGGCGCGGCCGACCCGCTGGCGCAGCGACAGGTGCTGCGCGCGGCGCTCGGCTACTGGAGCGATCCGGCCAATAATCCCTCCGACGGGCACGGCGGCAGCATGGTCGAGCGGATTTCGCTCTGGACCTGGGACGCGCGCCCGTATCCGGCGTTCCCAAACGATCTCGACGTGTGGAGCGACGGCACGAACTATCCAACGGGCCACTGGCTCAACGGGCGGCTTGGCGCGCTGGCGACCGACGAGCTGATCGGGGCGATCGGCCGCGATTGCGGGGCGCAGTTCGGCGATGTCGATGCGGTGCCGCCGCTGGTCCGCGGCTATGCGCTGAGTGGTCCGGGCACCGTGCGCGATGCGCTCGCGCCGCTGCTCTCGGCCTCAGGCCTCGATATCCACGACGGAGCCGATGGGCTTTCGGTGACGGCAGCCCGGGCGCGCCTTTCCATCGTCATCGATGATGTGGTTGGTGACGATACGCCGATGATCTCGCGGCGCCGGCCCGACCCGGGCGAGGCGATCGGCGCGCTGGCGCTGAGCTACGCCGATCGCGAGCGCGACTACCTCACCGGCTCGGTAACAGCCATCGCTGCGGCGGCCGGGCAATTGAGCACCGTCGCGACCGATTTCGTGCTCGATGTCGGCGACGCTCGGATCGCGGCTGAACACGCCTTGCTCGATGCCACGGCCGAGCGCGACACGCTGAGTTTCGTCGCGCCCCCGTCGCTGCTCGCGCTCGAGGCCGGGGACACCGTGACCATCGACGGGGATGTGTTCGAGATCACGCAGCTGCGTGATGGTCCGAGCCGCCAGGTGACGGCGCAACAGGTCGCGCCGTCGGTCGCCGCGACGGTTGCGGCCTCACGGCCATCAGCAGGAGCGATCGGCCCACCGGCCGCTGCCGATCCGTTGATCGAGATTGCGCACCTGCCGCCTTCAACTGAAGATGTCTCTCACAGCCGGTTGGCCATTGCCGCGTTCGCTCAACCCTGGCCGGGGTCGATCGGCGTCGTGGAGGATGACTCCGGCGCCAAGGTGACCACTCTCAGCGGCGCGGCAAGTCTCGGCCAGCTGACGACTGCGCTCGCGACGGGCGGGATCTACCTGTGGGACGACCGCAATACCATCGGCGTGCTGCTCGACAACGGACATCTGTCATCGCTCGACGATGACGACGTGTTGGCCGGCGGCAACCGCATCGCGATCCAGAATGATGTCGGAGACTGGGAGGTCATCGGCTTCGGCACGTCGGTGCTGACCGCTCCGGGCGCCTATACGCTGTCGCATCTGCTGCGCGGACAGATGGGGACCGATTTCGCGATTGGACCGGCGTCGCCCGGCAACGACGTGGTTGTGCTCGATGGCAGCGAGGCGGAGGTGCCGGTGCCGCCGGACTGGCTCGGGATCGCGGTCGACCTGCGCAGCTGTGCCGGCGCCAGCGACACGACAGGCGAGGTCTCTGAGCTCGATCTTGGGCTCGGTCCTGTCCTGCCGCTCGCGCCGGTGCATCTGACGGCGACGCGCGCCGCCGGCAGCAGCGATATTGCGCTGAGCTGGGTGCGTCGCAGCCGCGCCGATACCGACAGCTGGACGCCCGACGATGCGCCGCTCGACCAATCGCCCGAAGGCTACCGGCTGTCGATCTACAACGGACTGACGCTGGTCCGGACGATGACGCTTACCGCGCCGTCGGCGACCTACACGACCGCGCAGCAAACAGCCGACTTCGGCTCTCCGCCCTCGAGCTTCACCTACACCGTCGCCCAGACCAGCCCGCTCTACGGGCCGGGGCACACGAGCTCGGCGACCTTCCCGCACTGAGTCGGTCGCTCGCGATCGCCGTCCGGCCGCATCCGCGACGGGACAACCCTTCTCACCCCCTGTTGAAAGGAACAGACCATGTTGAACATCCTCTCCGGCTACAAAACCTACATCGTGGCGGCCGCCATGCTGGTCTTCGGACTCGCCGGCCTGCTCGGCGTCGATATCCCCAGCTTCACGGGCCAGGCGCCAGGCAATCTGGTGATGGAAGCGCTGGCGTTCTTCTTCCTTCGCCAAGGGCTTACGACCGAGACCTCCGGCGGCACCAAGAGCTGATCGGGACTATTCATTCCCCATTCAGCGGATTTCACCTAAATCAGGGGAATGATTAGCATCCGCACCATTCTGCTCGCGATGGCGGCGACGGCGTTCGTGTCGCTCGTCGCCATCGGGCCGGTGTCGGCCGCCCCGTTTGGTGATCGAAACGGTGGACCGGGACTTCCCGGGCTGCCCGGCCTGAGCCTGACGTTTGGCGACCGCCCGTCAGCCGGCGGCGACCGGCGCTGCCTGAGTGAGCCCGAGATCGAAGCGGCAATCGCTTCGGGCCGCATTCAAAGCTGGGCAAAGATTCGCTCGATCGCCAATATCCCCAAGGACTATCGGGAGACGTCCGACGTGCAGGTCTGCATGCGCGGCGGGGTGCCGTATTTCATCGTCTCGATGGTGTCTCCCAAGGGCGAATACTTCAAGATCGTCCTCAATGCGGTAGATGGCAGCAGCTAAGCTGCTATAGTTGTTCACTAGGAACGGACCATGCGCATCCTCGTTGTCGAAGACGACACCAACCTCAACCGTCAGATCAAAGACGCCCTGACCGAGGGTGGCTATGCGGTCGACGTTGCCTTCGATGGCGAGGAGGGGCACTACCTCGGTGACACCGAGCCCTATGACGCCGTGGTGCTCGATATCGGCCTGCCGCAGATGGATGGGCTCAGCGTGCTCGAGGAATGGCGCCGCGCCGGCAAGGCAATGCCGGTGCTGTTGCTGACGGCGCGCGACCGCTGGAGCGACAAGGTGCAGGGCATCGACGCCGGCGCCGACGACTATCTCGCCAAGCCCTT